AAATTCAATTAAAGCATCCTTGGCTAGTGTATCAGCTAGTGTACACGATGCTAAGATTGAGCTTCGAGAAGACTTGACTGGCATAGAATCAACTATGGACAAGCAAGAACAGCGTATGAAAGATGACCTATTATCTTTTGAGGGCGTAATAGAAGAACAAAGACAGCGACTAAAGGAAGATGTATCTACTGTAGAAGGCTTAATGGATAATGTTGAGCTTAGAGTAGATGATAAACTAGATTCTATTAAAGCATCAATGGATCAACAGGAAGATCGCATTGAATTAGACATAGATGACGTTGAAACATCTATAGATACCCAGAGTTTAGACGTAAAGAGTACGTTATCTCAAGTCGAAAAAGATATGGCAGAGCAAGAACAGCGTAATCGACAGAACATAAAGGACGTAAGGGGTGTTATTAACGCTTTTGAAATCCGTATGGACGCTAAAATAGACAGACTAGACACTAAAATAGAAACTTTAGAGTTAAATTTAGATAATAAGATTAAAAAAGCTCTATTAAACCCATTGGCAGGAAATTAATATGTATTATTCTACTAAAAACCAAAAAGACTTTCGTTGCATGGGCAATGGACACTATGAAAAAGAAAGTAATACTGCAGAACGCTTTGGAAGCAAAGATTTACGCGGTAATAACGGTATGCAAAAAGAAACAATTGATAACTTGACACCTTCTGACGATATGATGTACAATATGACTATGATGCTACGTAGGTAATCATGGCAACCCCTAGAAAAGGCAAGGCAAAGGTTAAAATAACCTCGTCAGGCAAAAAAGTTAGTTATGGGCAAGCAGGAAAAGCCAAAGGCGGTGGCCCAAGAGTTCGTGTAGGGACATCTAAGGGAAACAGTTACTGTGCAAGAAGCCTTGGAATAAAAAAAGGGCTTTCTAAAGAGAAACAAAATAATCCTAATACTCCTAACAACTTGTCCCGTAAACGATGGAAGTGTTCTGGGGCTAAATCGAGAAGTACATAAACGATGTTTAGTCCTTTAGTCCTTATGTGTTCGATGATTACCCTAGAATGTGCTACTTATGGCGGCCCTGTGTTTAAAACTGAAATAGGGTGTTATATGGGGATGCAGCAAGTTGGCATACCTTTTTTGGAAGAAAAGTACCCTAATCTTGTAATTACAGACAAAAGATGCATTTATTGGGGTAAAGTTAATACAAAGGTAGATACGTAGAATGGCTACACGTAATTATAAAAGAGAACGACAACTACAAAGCACCCCAATTGAACTAGCTAAAAATGCGGCTCGTAAAAAAGCTAGGCGCATGGCTACTAAATCAGGGTTAGTTAAAAAAGGTGATGGTAAAGACGTAGATCACAAAAATGGTAACGCACTAGATAATAGAAAAAGTAATCTAACAGTGAAAAAAGCATCTAAGAATAGATCTTTTCCACGAAACAAAAAAGCAGGAAAGGCTTAATACAATGATGGGCATGAAAAAGAAAGATAAGAAAAGCGTACAAGGATACATGGGTGGCGGCATGGCTAAAAAACCTATGAAGATGATGGGTGGCGGCATGGCTAAAAAGTCTATGGGCTATAAAAAAGGCGGCATGGCTAAAGCTGGTGCGTCTAATCCTCCCAACAGAAAAGCTAAGAAATAATATGGCAAAGGGTGTACAGCATTACTATAAGGACGGGAGAAAGTTTAATGGGGTTAATCATAAAATGTCTGATGGGACCTTACACACTGGTAAAACTCATACTAAAGGCTCTAAACCCTTGGTCCATTTTAAAGATCTTACCAAGGCAGCAAAAGAAAAATCTAAACGTGCCTAAGTATTTAGTAGGAAAGAAAAAAAGTAATGGCTAGACAACTAACAGAAAATCAAACTAAATTTCTGGAGGTTCTGTTCGATGAAGCAGGGGGTAATCACGCTGTAGCAAAAAGACTAGCTGGCTATAGTGAGAATACCCCTACTAAATCTGTAAGAGATGCTTTAAAGGATGAAATCTTAAGCGCAACTACAGATTACTTAGCACAGATTGCACCTAAAGCTGCTATAGCTATGGCTAGTGCCTTAGATGATCCTACTGAGTTAGGCATACGAGACAAGATGGCTGCAGCTAAAGATCTATTAGACAGAGGTGGCTTTGGTAAAGTAGATCGAGTTGATGTAAATTCTTCTGGTGGTGGCGTATTTATATTGCCAGCTAAAGAAGGTACGAACGAATAACTAAAAGAGACTTAGGCTATTGGGAACTACCAAAGCCGCGCAGAGGCCAAGAGAGAAATTGGCACACAATAGCAAGAGTATCCTTACTACAAATTCCATTTGGGTATGAAGTTAATCCTACCAATGAAAGACTACTAGAGCCAATAGCACACGAGCTTGACGCATTAGAACTTGCCAAACAGCACGTCAAACAGTATAGTATTAGAGATGTAGCACAATGGCTGACAAGACAAACAGGGAGAAGTATCTCCCACATGGGTTTAAAGAAAAGATTAAGCATTGAGCGAAAACGTAAGAAAGCAGTTATTATTAAACGGAGACTTGCCCAACGTCTCCAAGAAACGCTACAAGAGATCGAAAAGCTCGAAAACGGTAGAGTTGGAGCCTACTCCGATAGAAAGCCCACAGCAGAATAAAACAGTTCCTGCAGTCCCAATGGCTGCTCCGTTTGACACAGAAATTGCACAAGACATAGTTTTCCAGCCTAATGCTGGCCCACAAACAGAATTCTTATCATCATCGGAACGAGAAGTTTTATATGGTGGTGCTGCAGGTGGTGGTAAATCTTATGCAATGTTAGCTGATCCATTACATGGATTAAACAGTCCTAACTTTAGTGGGCTACTAGTCAGACACACAACTGAGGAACTTCGTGAACTTATACAAAAAAGCCAAGAACTATACCCTCGTGCAATACCAGGTATCAAATGGTCTGAGAGGAAAAGTCAGTGGACCTCACCTAGAGGTGGAAGACTTTGGATGTCGTACCTCGACAAAGATATGGATGTTACACGTTATCAAGGTCAGGCATTTAACTGGATCGGTTTTGACGAGCTAACACAATGGAGTTCTTCCTACGCCTGGGACTATATGAGATCTCGTTTACGTAGTGCCTTCTCAAAAGAACTAGGTTTGTACATGAGAGCTACTACAAACCCTGGTGGTCTTGGACATCAATGGGTTAAGAAAATGTTTATTGATCCTTCTCCTTTGCGAGAACCTTTTTGGGCTACAAATATAGAGACAGGAGAAGAAATACGATTTCCTAAAGGCCACACTAAAGAAGGACAACCTTTATTTAGACGTAGATTTATTCCTGCTAGTTTATTTGACAATCCTTATTTGGCTGAGAGTGGCGACTACGAAGCAATGCTTCTTTCTCTTCCAGAACATTCAAGAAAACAATTACTAGAAGGTAACTGGGATGTAAATGAAGGTGCTGCTTTTCCTGAGTTTAATAGAAAGATACACGTAGTTGATCCATACAAGATACCAACCAACTGGACAAAGTTTAGAGCTTGCGACTACGGCTACGGAAGTCACACAGGCGTTGTATGGTTAGCAGTAGCACCAGATGAATCATTAGTAATATACAGAGAATTGTATTGTTCTAAAGTTACAGCAACCGACTTAGCTGACATGATACTCGACGCAGAAAAAGAAGATGGCACAATAAGATACGGAGTACTTGATAGTTCGTTATGGCATAATAGAGGAGACACTGGTCCTAGCCTAGCTGAACAAATGAATATGAAGGGGTGTAGATGGAGACCCTCTGATAGATCAAAAGGCTCTAGGGTGTCAGGAAAGAACGAATTGCATAGAAGACTACAAGTTGATGAGTTTACAGAAAAACCACGGATGGTGTTTATGGCTACATGTACAAACACAATAGCACAACTACCAGCTATTCCTTTAGACAAACGTAACCCAGAAGATGTAGATACTAATTCTGAAGATCACCTTTATGATGCTTTAAGATACGGAATTATGACAAGACCTAGAAGTTCTATATGGGACTTCAACCCAGCAACACAACGATCAGGCTTTCAAGCGGCTGATCCTAGCTTTGGATATTAAATATGGCAGAAATA